GGAAAAACGTCTTGACGACTGATAATACTCGATTCAAATTAGCTCTGTTATAATAAAGATGTTGTAATATTTCAGGGTCATCTGATGATAAGAGAAATTCTAAAGGATGCATGTCTAAATCACCCATGTAATCGCTCGGTATCTTTTTTGAAGGCTCATCTATATTGTACAATCGTTGTATGTGTTTGGCCATCAACTTCAGTGTTAAATACCCTTCAGAAAATGTGCCTCCGTTAGTACATATTTCAGTAGACCTGCTTATAGCTGTCTTTATATCAGCCCCGTATCCCTTATCACTTGGAGTAAAGGGTAAGTCACCTATAAATTTGCTTATAACAGGTAAATTTTGACCCATCAAGTAAAGTATAGATAAAAATTCCATGTATACCCCTCTGGTAACGACAGTTTTCTTTATAGAGAGCATATGGTTTGAAGCTTTTAACAACCAATCATACAGGGCTACAGTAGATCTTGTTGTGTATTCGAATTCATGAGCACTCTCTCCGCAACTATCATCCGAGTGTGCTTTCATTGACATTAGAACTAATCCCTCCCCTCTTTGTAGATGATATTTTAGTATCATCTCAGCAGCTACCATTTGATTCGCAGCATGCATTATTGAAGACAAATAATTGAAAATACCCATAACAAAAGAAAACTCAACAGCAATCTCTAATGCGTCGTCTGCTAATAAGCTCTCTTTTACAAATTCTTGATGTGGTTTGTAATTCTGGTTGTTCTTCAAAACATTAATTACATATTGTCTTGTAACAAACTTTTTTTTGAACATTTTGCTAGACATAGACATGAAATGCATTATGAAACTTTTGGGTAAGACTGGGCTCATAGCATAAATGAAATGTATATATTTTTGAAAGACAGCATGAGGTCCCCAACGCCTACAATCCAATGTATAGAGCAAAATTGATTTCACCCAATCGCGCTTGTGTGCTGCTTCATAATAGTCATGGTGTATGACACTAGGCCTTTTAGATGATTCAACAGAAATCATTTCGTTTTCGACATATCTGCAAAGATCACCTACAAAAGATTCAATCGGATTTTGAGTGGCCTTTGTATACAGATTCATCACAAACACTTCTCTACCAAGCGCTCTTTGCACTTTTTCAACTACGTGGAATATCATAGCGTCGAATTCTAAAGGTATAGTTTTACATATGTATTCACTTAAACACATGTCCTTCTCATCTATCTGGTCAGAAGCCACATTTCTTTCATATTTATTTATAGCATCATTTATAGTATCAGCTAAAGCCTTACACTCTCCAAAAGCTTCCTGTATAGCCTGATATACTATTTCGTGTCCTTTTTTATTAAAGAAATCATTTTTATTCGTCCCTCTTAATCCACGAGAGTTTGCTAACTCTGTTATCGGTTTCTGTAAAGACTTCATCCACATCTCATTTATTTTATGAACTCCTATCTTGCTTTTAAGGTATGATCCCATGTAAACACCCAAATACTGACAAAATCTCGGATCATACTTAAAGTCATCGTCATAAACAGATGGGTCACAGCTCCTTAAATCAAATTGCATACTTTTTGTACTTATATCAGTATCAAACCCGTGTTTCTCTTTGAATTCTGAAACATCCTCTAAAATAGAAAGTAAATTAGTAGCTTGCTCATTCGCTTTTGAGATAGGTGCTTTAGTCATTAGATAAGTGCAATAAATCATATTCACTAGATCTTGTTCTGTCTCAACTGCATCCTTAGTCACTAAATGTGAGAGCTTTATTCTACTTAGAGTTTCTGTTAATTTGGATTTTGAATCCTTCATCTGTTTTATCTTAGAAGCGAATTCTTCAAAATTGTTCAAAATACTGCGTTTGACCCAGAAATCAAAAGATGTGTAATCAGGATAAGCGAAAGACTTTATTATGCCGCTCAATTCAGCATATTCTCCTAAAGGATTTACTATCATATATCTCATATTATGAAGGGCACCTTCAGTACGCCTTTTATTGTGGAATGCTAAGATAATGTTAAACAATATAGAGCAAGGTATATCGCTGAAGTCTCGAGATGTTCTTTGCAGATTAACTGCTAAATTAAGGAAAACTCTTCTGTACATAGTCAGGCCATGCTTTATTACTTCTTCATGCATCTGCGTCCATCCGGACAAGTAATAGCGCTGGCTTTCATGATAAAAAAACGTTCCACTAGAAGCACCTCCAAATATATTTTCTATCTCACATGATATGGGTATACAATATCTAAAGAGCCTAGACCTACCGCTCTTAAATATTTTAGGTCCTCCTCTACAAATAATAAAACTGTTTTTATAACCCATATTTGAACATTGAATGTAATTGTGGTTCAGACTGTTAGTAGAAAACCTCATCAATGTATAGCAAAAGGATTCAATATATTCACATGCTTTCCCTAGAATAGTCTTTTTATAATTGTCCATTGAGTTTTGATATAATGACATGCTAGTTAGCCTCTCTTTGACTAAGAAATCACTGCCTATCTCGCTTACAGGCGTAACTAAATCTGTCCGACAAACCTCTTCAGCTTTGGAGGTCAATATGTCACATAAAAATCTAAATTCATCATCTAAAGTGGAAAATTTGTCATGCCTCGTGAAACCGCTTTTATGACCAGATTTCTTCCCGAAATGCTTCATCTCATCTTCAGCATAACCTCTCATGCTGTTTTTTCCGCTAATCTGGACTTTAACAGTACCTTGCATTGCCCCGCTTGATGCTCTAGAGTAGATACTCTTGAGTTCTGAATTGAGCTTATCTCTAGCAGAATAAAGTGACTTTAGTTCGGCATCTGGATTGTTAACTTCTTTTCTTTTTTTTATCACCCCAAAGGTATCCCTCAACTTCCTATTTATTTTTGATTCATTCTCTTTCATCCTAGACCTCCACTCATCAAAAAAATCACTGGATTTTACCCTTTTTATAAAATTGCCATCCCTCATTTTAGTTAAAGCTTCTCTAGTATATTTATTGCTATTGGCAATAGCTGTGTCTAAAAACCCAGCTTCCCACTCATATAAACGCCCGTATCTGAGGTTACCAGTGGCTAAAGGGTAAATGAATGACGGTTTGCTGTATTCTACCAAACCTGAATTCTCCTCATTCAGAGCAAACAACAAGCTTTCCTTAGCTTTGCTTATAGATTCTCCTGACATCTCTGCGTTTACAAGCATTTTTTTCTTTACGTCTCTATCAATTAATTTCTCATGGTCCAAGGAATTTATGACATCAGTTTCATAAACTCCATCTATCATAAGCTTGCAATCTGAAATTAAGTCTTCATCCCCCGGATAAGGTTCTACAAAATGTACGTCATGGCACGTAGGTGCAGGCTTATTATAACACTCAAAGCTCAAGCACATTCTATTAGGCTGATATTCACTTTTAGGTATGTTAGTATCATCAACTGTACTCAAATTTATTATACCAGGGGTGTTAATAGGCTTCCCTTTGGAATCAACTTTCTTTATTTTTGTTAGAATGTTTATGCTATTAAGATTTTCATAAATATACTTACCTTTGAACCCTTGACCAATTTCTACGGTTATTTTTTTAGTGCCGGTATTATAAATGAGTTCGAATAAATCTTCAGGATGGGATTTAAGCTTCTTAACATCTCTAATCTTGAATTTATCTAGAGCACTTATGAGATCAGGATCCAGACTATCAAATTTCAAAGTAAAGGGGTTATGGCGACCTTCAGATTTCAGATAATCAAGTATATCCATCGCCCTTTCTCGGTCCGAGGTGTTTAATTCGCACACTGTGCTATAACTCTCAACCATCATGCTATTTACGGTTTGCTTTCCCAATTGGCATATATCAAAAAATTCTTTTAAAATTTTCATATCTAACTTGACCCCTGCTATCTCTTGAGTACATTGCTCAAAATCATTCAAAACAAAGTAACAGATCTGTGACTCGTGTCTTATGCCTCTTAAAGATTCGAGATCTCTCGCTATGTTAGTATACTTATTTGAATCTAATTCTCCCCCTGACTTAAGGAATACTGACCTTTCAAGATTATTGCCTACAGTAAACTCAATTAAATAACAAATATCAGAAGATTCAATGTATAGGTCGGGAGTCATGTTTATTCCATATTGCTTCAAGTCGGCATCAGTCTCCAACTTTCTAGTGATGCCCATCATTTGAGTGCATAAAGAAGAGTAGAAGTTGTGTCGGACCTTTGCAAACAATCTAACTAAGTATTTATTTGGCATTTTGCCTTTCAGTTCTAAGTGAGAGATCAGGTTCAGGTACCCGCACTGTATGTGTTCGAAAACTGTAATAGTATCAGACATCGAATTGAAAACGAAATTGTAAGTATCTAAAAGGTAGTGATAAAACATCTTAGAGTCTAATACTAAAGGAGGTAATATAGGAATGTCAGACTCTTCTGTAGTAGCGGTGTAATCAAAAGTGGCAATCTCACCAGATGATAAATCAGATTCAGATTCTTTATCTGAAAAGATCTCTTCTGTTCCAGCAGAGTCAATTTGATCTCTTTCTGTTTCTGTATTGATTTCTTCTGTTCCAGCATAGTCAATTTGATCTATTTCTGTTTCTGTATTGATCTCTTCTGTTTCAGTAGAAACTTCCTTGTAATCTCCTTCTTTCTCTTCAAAAGCAAACCCAGGGTAGAATTCGTCAACAGGATTTATATCTTGGAACTCTATAAAATTTGTCAAGCTTAATTCAGAGTCACCCATTAGTTGATCCATTACTGAAATGTCAGGGCACACAGCACTAGAAATAGGAGGTTCGTATTCATAAGCTCTCTCTTGCTCTTCTATGAGGACAGGATAACATAAAACTGATCTACTGTGACTGCAGAGCTTATACTTAATTGTTGGAGACAGATTTTGGACCATTTCTGTGTATTCAGAATCAATCTCAATAACACCGCTCTTAAATGTCCAAGGGAAGCTTATCGGTTCGAATATAGGATCAATCAAATCACTACTGTCTTCCAGATATTCTCTAGAGATATAGGATTTTGATATATTATTCACCCTTGACAGTGTGATAAATTCAATATCAAGACCATAATTGGATATTGATCTAGGAGGCTTACCGCTAGGGTATAAGATGTTCCAATTTAGCCCATTACGTTTTAAAAAGATATATCTGTCATTTTGAGAATTTATAAACATGATATTTACCCTATCTATCAAAATTAAGGATAGCCCCGAGATTATAAGATGGTCGAATAAGGCATCCCAACTGTTATGAGTTAGTGAATATAATGGAAGCATAGTGTACAGTCCTATAAGCTGTAAGACAGATCCTGGATCTATCTTAAATTCAGATCTATCATCGTAATTCATGTCCGTTTCTACCTCATATGAGTGGACTTTTAAAGCCTTTAAGATTTTAGATTTAAT